TTCTTCCTGTGTAGCCAACTGATAAATGCTTAGGTCTCTAACCTCAACACCACAGAGAGCGAGTATATTAATCACCACGTCAGTTTCTTCTGATGGGTGTAGTTCAAAATCAACAGAACCAGTAGCTTTGTACTGCGCGTTACCTAAAACAGTGTTGTAGTTCCATATAACTTTTGCTGGTTTCTTAATGTAGTTGATTGTAACAGTTTTACTGTTGTCAAACTCATTGCTACCGTAAACCTTGAAACCACTAGTATCTTTAGTGTATATAGGTCTTGAATCTGATGGCTTAGCAATTGGTGACTGAGCTATATACAAGTATTCGTTCTTATTTACTCTCTCAACTTCTTTGTTAGAGTATATCAAAGTACCAACTCTGTATAGATCGCTAGGAACCTGAAAGTAACCAGCGCTGTAAGATAGTGTTCCAGTTTTCTCAAACTCACTTATCTTTTCGTTTAAGTTATCAAGCATGTCAGAATACTCGGTATCATTACCGTGTAGTCTTCCAAACTGATTTATATCATAAAAGTACTGCTCGAAAATATCAAGCTGTACTTGGTTGGCAAAAAGGTTGAACTCTTCTGGTGTCACATAACCTCTTTGTTCTTTATTGAGTATCGCCAGTACCCTTTGGTATACAGTATCTACGCTTATTGCCATTGTTTATCTTTTTGTTGAAGGGGTGACCTATTATATAAATCACCCCTCAACCATTTATTTCAACCTTTTTTCGATGTTTTGGTAAATTTCAATACCATCATCGGTTTTAAAGAAGGCTGCTAGTGCCGAATATGGGTTTTCATCAAACGGTACAGTCATAACTTTTCTACCGTTACTTGCCCAATTAAACGTACGTTGATCATCACCTAGTTTTAGTATTCCAGCTTCTACAGCTCTGATACCAAAGTTTCTAATCTGAACGTTTTCATCATTAGCTAATTCTATCAACAAACTAGGGTTTCTTTTAGCAAACACCATGATGTCGCGTTTAAGTTCCTTAGATGTCATCTCATTGACCTTAGAACCGTATTCTACTCTTAGTATCGCTTCAGCCATGTCTAAATCCATGCCTGCCGCTAAATTAAGAGCGTTTAGCTCGTTCTCAATGTAGTCTAGCTCATCAACAGCTTCTTTGACAGCATCAAACTCTGAATATAGTGTATCTCTCAACGGGTGATACAATGATAGCAATTTCTGCAAAGCTTGATTTTGTCTTGGTACAAATAAAGTACCATCTCTAAAAATAATATGAGCCAAGGTAACTGGTCCTTCTTGTTCATCAGCGAACGGAGAAGGCATGTTTGTAGCATACCTTAGTTCTCTTTGATAACCTCTTTCTTCATCAAACCAAAGTAAAGGTCTCTTTTCAGTGTGACGTGATGGTAATGTCATCACAATCGGTTGCTTATTACCAACTAGGTAATAAACACGGTCTTTCATTTCCCAGCTAGTTGCTGGTTGTTTTGTTTTAGTTGCCATAATATGATATTATAAAAAAGAGTAAGAATTACCCCCGTCCGAAGACGAGGGCAAAATCTTACAGTTATTACACTTCTTATGCAGTAGTGTCTTTGAACAATACGAAGTTGTTCGCACCTTGAACACACAAACATCTTTCAGATAGCATGTGTACGTTCATTTCATCAATGTCGCTAGTGTAGTTACCACCAACAGAACCAGTGATCCAAGACTTCATGCGACGATCGTCAGCTTCAGAAGCGCGGTAACGAACGTGCAAGAATGGACGCTGGATGTTTTTACCCAAAGTTTGGTCGTATACAGTAGAAACACCTGCTGGAACCAAGATACCGTCGATGTCACCAGTCAACCCACGAGTTGCAGCGTCATTCAAGTATTTCCAGTCAGTTTTGTAGAAATCGTAAGAACCACGACGGAAACCAGAGAAGCCCAAGTTCAATGCCATGTCTTCGCTGTTTTCGAATACTCCGTAAGAAGTACCACCTGTTCCGTAGCTGTTAGCACGAGCCAACATGTTGTCCATAGCCAAAGAAGTACCACGATCTAAGAAAAGCATGTTTTCTTCGATAGCACCTTGCTTGTCAAGTTCTTGAAGAACGATATCAAACTCACCCAAACCAGTCAAACCAGTAGAGTTGTTGAAGTCGTGATCATTGAACTGAAGACCTCTGCTTTCAACAGCAGCGAACAAACCTTCAGTACCACGTACTGTAGCACCAGAAGCGTCAGTGATACCAGAAGAAGCTGTAACTTTTTCTGCTTCAACCATAGTCATTTCCAAGTAGTCTTCGAAACGTAGACGAGTCTCGTGCTCAGACTTCAAGTACCACAAGTAACCAGAAGTACCCAATTCAGAAGTAACTTCAACCCAACCGATCTGAGCAGTGTCAGAACCATTGATGTTGTACTTATCTTTCATGATGATTGGAGAGTTGCTGAACTTTTGGAAACCTGCATCGATTGATCCAGACATTCCAGCAGCACCTTTTCCAAACTCAGAACCGAATACGAATACTTTCAAGTCTGGGTTAGTACCAGAAGCAACGAAAGTAGATGGCCAAGTGTCGCTATCGTATGGGTATGCTTCGATGCTGTTAGTAGAAACAGACTTAACAAAAGCACGTACAGTAGTAACACCAACAGCTACAACGATAGTTTGGTTAGCGCGGATAGCGTGACCAGTGATGTTGATAGTGTTGTCAGTAGCGTCGTTGGCAGTAGCAATAACCGCGTCGTTGTAAGCAACGTGCAAACGGCCTTGTTCTGTCCATACAACTTCGTCAGAAGCCATTGGCATTTCAGCACCAACCATTCTCAAGAAAGATGAGATAGATCTGTTACCGTAACGCTCTACTTCTTTTTCGTAAACTTCAGGCAAGAATTGTGAAGCGAAGTTGAAATCGTTGTCTGCAAGAGACAAGTAGTTCTTATCGAACAATGTTTTTGTTGGGGACGGAGTTAACCCTGCTGGGTATGCCCCCTGTGATGCAAAACTCATTTTTTAATGTGTTTAAGTTTATTTTCTAATTTTCACACGCAGTCTACCTGAATCATCCCCACTAATCGCTCTAACCTTAAAGCCGCCAACTTGTGTAGTCTGCTCGTGAGTACCTCTAGGACTCATATCAACATTCTTAGAACGTTGCGAACTTTCCTTCATCGCGTCAGCTTTACCTTGTTGGTAAAAGTGATTAGCCACAGCGTCTGCGTTCATCGCTGTAAATAAGGCTTTATGATAACCCTTAGCATCCCCTATAGTATTGTCATTACCCAAAAACTTTTTGGTAAAATTACTAATGTCGCTTTGAGTCTCTTTGACCCTACCAGCATCCTTGACATTAAAACGGTATTTCTTGTCGCCTACTTGATATTCAAAACCTTTGAAATCTTGGCTAAAGACCTGTTCAGTCTTCTGTGTAAATACCGATGCTTGCCTTTGTGCTAGCTTGGATGATTCCTCATTTTCTTTTTGGTAACGATTGAAAAAATCAACCGCTTTTTGCTGGTCTGGCGTTAACCTACTACCAGCTTTAATCTCATCGTAGTACTTGCTCTTCATGTTGTTCAAGTGCTCCTTAGCACGCTGAACCTCTTCTTTGTAGAGTAGTTTCTTACGTTTAATCTCTCTTTCGTCATCTAACTCCTCGTCGTAAGAGTAGCTGTCTTCAATCAAGAAATTAATCTCATCGTCATCAAGGTGTGGTTTAGTCACCTTGTAATATTCTTGAACAAGTTGTTGTTCATCAAGCGAGTCAACATCTTTATTTAACCTAACGTAGTCTTCTAGTGAACCACCAGTCTCGTTCATGAACTCAACTAGCTTTTCTACGTTTTCAGGTAAATTAATGTTTACCTTTTCTTCTACTGTTTCTGTAGGCTCTGGCTCTACATCAACATCTTCAGCTTTTGTTTCAGTAACCTCTTCGTCTGTTACTTCTTCGAGCACCCGTACTTCTTCAACGGGCTCTCCGTCATTTTGTACGGACTCATCTTCGCTGGACTCTTCCCGTACTTCGCTGGGCTCGTCGCTTGCTGAGTTATCGGCTGTGGGTTGCTCTGACACTGGCAATTCATTGTCGGGCATCCGCACCCCGGTTTCTTCGGCATTTTCGCTTGATACATTTTCCTCTTGTTTAAAATTCCTTAAATCAACTCGGATGACACCATCATCCTCGTGTTTTGCCTGGACTTTTTCCTCCTGGCTTACAGTGTTTTCTTCTTCCATGTTAAAATAAAATATTAAAAGATACTATTAGTTATATTACCTAGGTTCAAAATAACCTAATCCCATCCCTCCGGTCAATGTATCATTGCCAGATGATTCAAAATCTTTAGGTGGTTTGTTATTCTGTCTTTGGTCTATTAATTCACTTTGTTGTGAAGCTTGGAGTTTAGTTCTCTTATCTTTCCTATCCTCCTTGTATTTTTCGTTTTCCTTCTGCTTGTCTAGGTCTACGCCTCTTAACTGCATGTTGTACTCAAACTCTTTAGCCATCAACTCTTTCTTGATCTGAGCCTCTGTCTGTAGCTTCTGCATATCTAGTTGAGACTGCAGTTGAGCAAGTTGTGCCTTACCTTGGCTAATAACCTGTTGTTTCTGAGCTTCTGCTTGTGCAACAGCTTGCTGTGTCTGAGCGTTTGCTTGAGCTTGAGCCTGCATGTTCTGCTGAGCCATTTGCTGATCCATCTCTTGTTTCTTACGTCTACGAAGCTTTAGCAACTGGTTCGCTAGCTTAACATTCTTTATCTCTCTAACGTCAATAGCGTCTTCAAGGTTTATAGACTGTTGAGCAAGTGCTTGTTGTATATTGTTTTCAAGAAGTTGCTTTTCTTCTTCATCAGGCGCTAATTCTATGAATATACCAAAATCATGTATATGTAGGTCTGTAAGCTCATCTAGTATACCAACCTTATGTGCACCTATTTTGTTTATCAAAGCTTCACGCATTGGTGAAAACTCTAGAACATCTGATACCATCAAAGACAAACCCTCTGCAAGCTCAGCTGTTAAGAACAAGCTAGACTGTAGTATGTGTCTTGTAGCGGTATTAGAATTTGCAGCAGCAAGTTTCTGAACGCCCACAAGAGCATTTTTATCAGGCATAGAACCATCACGTGCTTCATTTAATCCAGTCACATCACGGATCATCTGTAGGTAATAGTTATATGTGCTTATCAAAGCTTGTATTTTTTGCCCTCCAGCACCAGAAGTTACCTCTTGAATAGGAACTTTACCAGGGTTCATATCACCATCTGACGTGAATGAACGCCCTATGATACTACCCGTTTGGAAGAACATGTTAAGTGCCTCCTGCGGATTATAGTTTGTTCCGTTACCAAGATCAATTTCAGCAAGACCATCAGCATCGATGTAGATACCATCTGGCACCATACGCGTTAATACTTGTTGTAATTTCAAGTGTGTAAGCTGAATCATGTCAGCAAAACCAGTGATTCTTGAAACTAGAGACTCAATACGGCCTTGGTACATGCGTGGTGCAACCAAACTGTAGTTCATCTT